AGCTGTAACTGTAGCTGGGATATATGAAATGAAGCTCAGTAGTGAAGTCTATTTTTTAGAGCAGCAGACTCCAGATTTTGAAGTTAATATTAATCCTGAAGATGAAGAGTTTTAGGAAAAGATATGAAGACTGATAGACCAGGTGACTTCCTTTGGGAAGAGTGGGACGGGTCTGGGTACGACTCTACTGTTGACTGCTCGGTAATTTATTACACTTTTGATCACATAGATCTAGATAATGACTTAGTTAGAAGAGCTTTAGCTTCTGCTCTACAAAGAGATGGAGTGGCTATCTCTTTAGGAGATGGATTTAATTTAATAGAAAAATGCACTCCACAGTACGGATGGACTGGAATAATAGAAGATGAAGAAGATTATGTGGTTTGCAACGAGTACGGTGAGACAGAGTATGGAGATTTAGTTGACTCTATCCTTCCTGCAACTTGGATAGAAATATAATTTAAATAATCGCTGTATAACCGATAATTTTATAGTTTATAGTCTACTATAGTTATGTGTGGAAACCAGCAGAAAACCTTAATTGGCAGTCAGAGGCTACTTGTGCCAAGCCATCTAATAGATACGCTTTAGACTGGTTTTTTTCTAAAGACTTTAAAGAAAAATATGCGGCTAAGAACATGTGCTTTACCTGTCCAGTACGCTCAGAGTGCCTCCAGTGGGCTTTAGAGCATCGCCAGATTTGGGGTATTTGGGGTGGAAGAGATGAGGTTGATATTCGCAGAGCTTTATCCGTGTCTTACAGTGGTGAAGAAACTAGACGACGCAGATTTCCAAACTGTCCATATTGCACAGCTCGTCCTTCTAAACTAGAAACATCTATAGAAGAGCTACCTAATGGTGGCCGCTGGACCACAGCAAAAGTTGTTACTTGCACAGAATGTGGCTTTGCTTGGAGAAGTCGTACTAGCGCAAATGCGGTTGAAGCTTACAAAATAGAACGTAGCGAAAAATCAAATAAAAAAACTAAATCTAAAAAATCTTCCTTGTCCAAACCTGCAAACCCTTCTCCAAAACAGTAACTTTATTTGCATAAGGGATTAAAAATGCATCAATTCCAGTCTTAGGTTGGTCCATTTTAGGTAGAGAAGCTCCCCACATATAATCATCAAAAGCAAGTATCCCTCCGTTATTTAAACAAGAGTAACCATCTAGGCCATCCCTAAGTGCCCAAATTGCGTGATGATCTGCATCTACATAAACAAATTCATACTTTTTGTTGTTTGTTTTAAAAAACTCTTTAGTTGTCATTTTCTTTTTAATTAGCTGCCCTGAATCAAGAAAAGGTCGTAGTTTTTGATCATAAGTATCTTCTACGCTTTTCCAGTCCATACCCATATGCTCTTCTTCTTCAGAACCTTCCCAAGTGTCAACGTCTGTCAGAGTTGATTCTGGGTGGGTAAGAACGTTATCAAAAAGCCATACGGAAGCATCACCTGTGTATGCCCCTAGCTGCAAGAAGTCTACCTTTACATCTTTATATGCAGGTAGAAATTTAGAAAAGTTGTGGATTGCCCCACCTTTAATAAACCAATTAGGGTAGGTCATGCCTTTAGCTCACAAAACTTTAAGTTGTTAGCAAGTCTTTCCTTATGTTCTGGAGTTGCAATCTCTAAGGCTGCTCTTTGCTAAAGCTTCTGTTGCTTTTTCGTAGCACTCTTCCCATTTAGCAGCGTGGTAGTAGTGCTGGGCTAGATCAACGTATGGTTCTCTACGTTCTGGAGCTTCTTTTATTGCTAATGTAAACCACAACTCTGCATCTTCTTTAGATAGTTTGCCAAGAAAACGCATTGAAGCTGCACGCTCTGGAGCCCATCTTGCTCTGTGAAGTTGTAGGTGACGTTTAAATTGTTCCTTTGCTTCATCAAATCTGTTATAAAAATATAGTTCTCTTGCATAATAAAAAGCATTTCTATCATCACTTGGATCTTCTTCAACAGAAATCTTTAGTAAGTCTAAATACTGTCCTCGTGATTTTGTGTTATCTGCATGGTGCTCCATAGTTGCTTGAGTCCAATATTGAACTTCTTGCATACGATCAGGAACTAAAATTTCATGTACTGGATGCTTCCAACGATAGCCATGGCGAGCATGAATTTTATCTCCGCCAAAGGTAAGTCCTGGAGTGCCGTCTTCATTCCAATTCCAAATATAGTTATACCTAGGGCGAGTGGCTTTAGCTTCAAATGCTTTCTCAAGCTCTGCTTTCCATCCCGGCAACATAATCTCATCCATATCTAGAGGGATGCAGTAATCAATATCAGCTGGAAGTAGCCCTAAAGAAACGTTTCTTGCTTGATCAAAGCGCCAAGGCTTTACACAAATAGGTACGACATTAATCCCTAAAGCAAGAGCTTTTTCAACAGTCTTATCTGTTGACCCTGTGTCGGCAATAAGTAAATAGTCTGCTTCGTCTTTTACAGAGTTGTACCAAGTCTCAACAAACTTTTCTTCATTAAGGGCTATTGTGTAGACTGCTACTTTCATTTATTTTCCTCTTCTGTGTATGCTTGCCATTTATTTTCAGGACAAAAAGCCCAAACTAGAGCGCATTTAAGATTCATAAAGCACATACATTTCTTACATTGTTTTGTTTTTTTAATAAAAAACTCGCACCCTTTACAGATTTCATAGCGCTCACTGTACACTTCTTCTGGTACATGTTTCCTATTAGGATTTAAAAGGTCCCAAGGCATAGCATTTCTTTTTTTAGCGCTCATTATTACTTCAAATCTATCCCGCTATATAGAGGAGATACATCTTTTAATGTCACTTGTCTTTTAGAGACATATCCTCCGTCTTTATCTAATTTTTCGTCAGCAGATTCTTTATTTTCAGCTAGAACTTGAACGACCATCACAACTTCATAAGAGTAGCAAGAAGTTTCTTTTATAGTGTTGTCTTTAGTAGTCATTTATCGTTTCTTCTTTCTAGTAATTTAACTTAGTAAGGAGTTGCTCCACTAAAACTAGCATTTGCAGCCCCCGACCAAAAGCCTCCACTGCCTCCATCAAAGTATGACTTTAGCGTAGTTGACTTCTCGAGCATAACAGAATCCACATAAAAAATCTCTCCTGCGGTAGTTGAGCCTGTAACTACTCTAATAATCATAAAATTTGCAGAAGCTTGCTTTGTTACGGAAGCGCCTAAACGCACCCAGTTACCTGTATATGATAAAGATTGAAGGCCAATGTTTGTTGCTGAAACTGTGCTAGTAGAGTTTTGCTCCTCGTACTGTAACTGACGTAAAAAATAGGTTGCTGGTGAATTACCGCTGGCAAGTTTTACATACGCACTTATATAATAAGTACCTTCTCCTGCTATTAAAGGAATCATAGATCCTTCGTTACCAAACTGAGCAGCTGACCCAGAAGCGTTAGTAACAGCTAGAGATGCAGAGCCAGTATTAGATTCACTTGTTGTTCTAGCAATAGTTCCTCCTGCAGTTGCAACCCAATTCGTTGTATTTACCTCAAAAGATGGGTTAGTAATATAATTAACTCTATATCCAAGTGCTGCAGGTTCGGCAGGGTTTTTTAAAAATCCAGCTCCGCTAGCTATTCCTAAACTTAATGGCATACCTGCTCCTAACTATGTGAGGGCTACGTCGCCAGCTAGAACCCATTCGTCGGTTGCAATTTTAATTATAGACGCTGTTGAGTAGGTAGCTCTTAGCTTATTTGTAGGAGTTGCTCTTACAGTTACTCCAGTATCACCGCTAACAGTTACTTGACCTGCTCCGTACTGCATAATATCTATTCTTTGCCCAACGCTATAAGCTACTGCAGAGTTTAATGGGACAATGATGGACATTGAAGTTGCCTTTGTGCATCGAATAAGTTTTCCTGCATCTGCCAAAACTAATGTGTATGTGTCAGATTTAGTTTCAATTGTTTGCGCTGTATCCCAGAGTCCTTGTGGTCCTGTAGGACCTGTAGCACCCGTAGGTCCCGTAACACTTGCTCCTGTTGGTCCAGTAACACCCGTTGGACCTGTGACAGTGCTTGCAGCTCCCGTTGCACCAGTTGCTCCTGCAGCACCCGTTGGACCTGTAGGACCAGTTGCTCCTGTAGCTCCAGCAGTTCCAGTCGGACCAGTTGGTCCACCTGAAGGTCCTGTAGGTCCTAGAGGACCAGTTGGTCCCGTAGGGCCTGTTACCGATGGGCCTGTTACACCTGTAGGTCCTGTAGGTCCTACAAACGGTCCAGAATTAACCCATGCAGAGTTTTGATCATCCCAAATATAAATATTTGGTGAAACTATATATGCATCTCCTGGATTACCAGTCGCGTTATCTGCTTCAAGTAATTCAATAGTTGCATAGGAACCTAATAAAGCAATACCAGAACCTGTCGGTCCAACTGCACCTGTAGGACCAGTAGGACCTGCTCCACCTGTAGGTCCTGTAGGACCTGTAGGGGCAATAGTGGATACGGTTCTAAATCCGCTTCCTGTATATACACCAACTGCATCGCTAGAACTATTAACCCAAATATCTCCAACTTGAGGAGTTCCCGGCTGGGTTGATTGGTAAACAATGTTTGATCGACCGCTTGATTCATATGCTGCAGTTGCAGAAAAAGAGGCATTAGCAGTACTTGCTCCAACATAAATTTTATCTCCGACAGTCATTGCAAATCTAAATGTCTCAAAGGACTGCCCTACTGCAATAAGCAAACTACTAACAATATAAACACGAGTGTTAGGGTTTCCCGGAGACTCGACTGGTTCAACATAAACGGTTGCTGTTAGGTCTGTAGCACCTTTATTTGCAATAATTACTGAGGCAACACATGCGACATCTGCAGTAGCAAGTTCTGTAAATGTGCTTACAAAGGCAGCAGGAGATGCTATTCCTAAACGTTTTACTGGCATTTACATTTCCCCTTTCTCCACATCCAAATATGATGAATTGCCATAAGAGCCATAAAACCCCACATTAATTGCATTTCTGTAAAAGGAAATGACCAGTCAGTAGAGGTAATTAGTGTTTGATTAGGATGATCATGCTCCACTGATTTCTCCTTCTACTAAAGAAACTTTTCCTTCATAGCAGCAATGATCTGCTCCTTCAAGAGTTTCTATTGCTGTAGTATATACACCTTCAAGAAAATCTTCACGACCAGTTGCCCACACTACATCTGAAATTAATATAGTCTTGTTCTCAGAAATGTTTTTAATAGTTAAGTTAAGCAGTGGGGCGTTCTCACTCTCTTCTGCTTTCCACTCAAAATTACCTACTGTTTCCATTATCATGTCATCGATCCAATACTTTTAATAGTGATAACTCCAAGCATTCCGCTATGAACTGAGCATTGATAAGCATATGCACCACTTATATTAGCTGGTACTTGCCAGTATAAAGTTCCTGTTACCTTACCTTGAGCTGATGTACCTGTAGTAACTGTTCCATCAGTGGCAACATGGATTAGGCCAGTATCGTAGTTTGCTGCTCCACTTGCAGTCTTAATTAAAAAAGGGTGACCAGTGACTGCTAAATTAAAGGCAATAGTAGTTCCTGAAATTGCAAAAATAGTAGGGTTGTTTCCACTGTATTGATTATTAAAAAGGTACGCTGTAGATCCACTATTAGTTACAGATAATATAGTAATTGCAGGATAAGCAATTTCATCAATAGTAATTGCTGCTGCTGTTGCATCTGTAGTTCCACTAAAAGTTGCAGCACCCGTTGCTCC